TAAACAATGGACTGTAGATTACACAGGCGCAAATCAAAAACTATCCGGCATTGCCGCAGGCGCAGGAGCAAAGTTTTTAGGTTCACTAAACACCTTTGATCCAAACATAGCCAAGGGCGATGGCATACACCCGTTTAACGGATACAGTAAACTATTTCAAGCAGGTTCTTCTATTGCCGCACCTGCTAGTAAAGATACAGCAGACAATAAAGAAAAAGATGCTACGGCAGTTCCATTTAGTGTAGAAGTTCCAGACGGCAAACGTGGCCCATTAATTGCAGATGCACAAAAGGCATTAGAAGCATTGGGCGTACCTTTACCTAAATATGGTGTTGATGGGATTCAAGGTAAAGAAACAACAGGTGCTATCAAAACCTTCCAAGAGAAGAATGGCTTAGAAGCAACAGGAATTGTTAATCAGCAAACTGCGGATAAAATGAACGCCATGCTCAAAGCCAAGCCTGAAGTATTGGCTACTTTAACAAAGAGTACTAACAAGGATGTTAAGTCATTAGACTATAGCAGAGGTGCTGAAGAAGTTGCAGCCTTAACTAGCACCGAGAGTACGCAAAAGGCAAGAGCAACAGCAGAAAAGTATCTAGGACGTCCAATGGACGACAAAGAATGGAATTACTTGTTACGTGCTACAACTGCTGAAGCAAGCAATAACAGTAAAGAACAAGCCTATGTTATGGGCGTTATCCTAAACAGAACACGCACAGGTAATTGGGGCGACAATGTTATCAGTGTGTTAAGAGCTCCAAATCAGTTCCAAGCAGTTACTGGTACAAGATTTGATCCGGGCCCAAGTGCTAACTTTACACGTGGCCCAACTGATAGACAATTGGCTAACATTGTAGATGGCGCAATTAATATTCTTCCGCAAGTTCCAACAAATCTCAAATACTTTACAGCGGCTTCTAGTGCGGCCTACGGTGCAGGCACTAACATTGGATTTAGAGATAAGATGATAGCCGCTGGCGGCGAAAAGATAGGCGGCACAATATTTGCCGCTCAAGTATAAAAAAGGACTCCGAAGAGTCCTTTTTTATTTTCTATAATTTCCCTATGGGATTAATATAATAATTATTATTTCTTTGCGCCAGTATTAACAAAAGCGTACATCTTTTCAGCGGCTTCTAAAACTTTCTCAAGTCCTGGAAACTCTGGCATATCTACTTTGCTAACAATCTGACCTGTCTTCTCATCACGAGTAGCAGTCATTTCCCAACCTTGAAACTTCACATGGAAGTCTTGGCTAACTAAGTCTTTAGCCATTGCTAGTATGTCAGTACGAATTTCATAACCGTTTTTGTTGAATTTTACTTCTGGTAGTTTTGGTGTTAAATCACTCATAATTTTCTCCTGTGTGTGTTAATTAATGATTACTTAGTGTAAACAGCGGCTGATGCGTTCTTAACGAATGCTTCTGCGATTGCTAGAGTAGTTTTAACTTGACCCTTGGCAAACTCAGTCTGTGCATCAACTAGTTTGATAAGTTCTTTTTTGAATGAATCGTTAGTGATAAATGTATTAACGATTTGCTTTTTAGCGTTTTGAACGCCGTCGATGTAAAAGTCTGGTGTAAACATAATTTTCTCCTTGTGTGTGTATGTTACGATTAACTAGCACCTTGCTAGTAATCTATAGTATATATGCCTTCTGTTAAAAAAGCAACGGAAATCTGAATATTTGAGCAAATTTCCTTTGTGTTTTGCCTAGATGGTCTATCTTAGCAAAATTGTCTTCCATGTACTCTTTCCATAGACTAACTGGAGTAGGGTTTGGAATTTCTATTTCACCGTGGCTGTCACTGTATTCTGTTTTAACAAGAACATTGTGTTTTCTAGCCAGGCTTTTAATTTTGTCATTGATACCTAAACAGACCATACAGCCGTGTTTGATATTACGATTTTGACAGTATTCAATAGCACGAGCCATTAGAGCATCGCCCATACCTTGACCTTGACATTCTTTAAAAACACTAAAGGCTAGTTCTGCTGGATCGTCTTCTAGACTGATATGTGCTACAGCAACAACTTCTAAGTTATCGTTTTCAATAGCAAATATTTTATGCTTATCCGAATTTAATTCCCAACGATTAACTAATTCATTAATTGTTATATTTGGAATATGAAATCCAAATCGTAGATATCTAGTTTCGTCGTCGAGACTTAACAAGTGAGTTCTATATCTATAGAACTCGTGAGTCGGCAGTTTATAGATAGTGTAAGACATTATTAATCTCTGTAGATTGATTGTGCGGCTTTGTAATCACCCATTCTTGCGAAGTGTGCGGCTACTCGCGCTTTTTGAAACGACTTTAAAAAGTCAGCAATAAATTTGAACATTTTGTATTCTCCGTGTATGTGTGTAGTAACTCATGGTTTCTACTGATATATTTATACAATATAACGCAGTGCCACATACTTCCGTTGACTCTTGCAATTCCAAAATCTTTAATGTATAATAGGTAAATACATAACAGGAAACAGGGCTTATGAAAAAACGTACACGTTCGATTTTAGAAGAACTTAGTAGTTTAGGCAATAGTAGAAATACAGAACTTCTAATAGAAAATAGAGGTCAAAATATCATTGACAGCGCAGTTAATCTACTAAGTTTAGTGCGCCAGCAGTTCAATGAGGAAGAAAGTGCAGAACTAGAACGCCGTTTCCTTAATGCTATACGCACAGGTGACCCACGCAAATTCCGCCGTGGAGTACAGAAAATTCAAGAACAGCGCAGAGCCGCTAAAAATAATCCTGAAAACTAACCGATAGACACCGGTTTTTCTCCTTTTGGCTAAATAAAATTACAAAAGTCCTATAGAGTAATAGGCATATGACACGAGGAGAAAAATTATGTCAGCAACAACACGTTATAATGGTAGCACAAAATTTGTGCAAGGTACTGTATACTCAGTATATCAATTAAAAGCATTCGTTATCGATGCTGGTGCAACACTAGCAGATCAAGATGGCGACGGCGCAGGTGAAGTAGATCAAGCTCTTGAAGCAGTAGTTCGTGAAGTACAACCTTTAATGTACTATTCAGCAACAGACAAGATCCATGTTATCGTTGATGGTCACGCTGTAGATGCAACAACACTACAAGCACGTATCCAAGCAATGGGTACTGTTAACGGTTACGACCTAAGCGGTGCAACTGTTACTTTAGCATCTAGTTTAACAATCGCTTAATAGCAAATAACCCAGGGATGGGAAGGAAGGGCCCTAGTTTATCTAGGGCTTTTTTTTGACTGGAAAATACATTAAATAATTGTTCATAGAGGCACAATTAAAATGAACGACTTCAACAACTTCAGAATAAAAACACTTAAACAAATTAAAATATGGGCATGGTTAGCGGCAGTACTACCCTTGGTATCTCTTGCAGGCATTTTCTTTATATGGGTATTTGGCGACAACACTCTCTTTGCCAGGGCTATGGTATTTGGTGAGACTAGTATGTTTGCCATAGCAGTGATATGGTGGTGGTGGGCAATATATGTTATCAACAAACTAGTACACCAGTGGGATAAAACTAGAGACAATGTTGGTGAAGTCTTGGTGGAACTTCGAGACATCAAAGACTTTGTCAAAGGTCGCAAATCGGTCAATACCGATAAATAAATATAACAAAGGCACACAACTAGGCATGTATTTTTATTTTGGAGATAAAACATGGCTACAGCGCCTACAACAGAATTAGAAAAAACTAGTTTAGAAGCACACGTTGACCTTTGTGCTTTACGCTATGGACAACTTGAAGGTCGTTTAACTGCACTTGAAGAAAAAGTAGAGTCAGTGCATAACGATATCATCGAAGGTCAAAAGAGTTTAACCAAAGTTATTATTGGCACAGCCGGCACTATCATTGCAGGCGTTATTTCGTTAGTAGTAGCAATCTTATTAAAGATGGGTTGAACCAACAGGATACATTAAAGCTCTAGTTTAACTAGGGCTTTTTTTGTGGCTGTTAAATACTCACATGAAAGAGTTTACCATACAGACGTTAGTAGATATTACTGAGACTGGACAGCGAAGAAAAGAGCCGGGCAAGGAAATAGACTATTTCCAAAATCAAAACTTTACAATGTTGATTCAAACCATAGGTATGCGTGTAAACCCGCACTACATCAACAGTCCCAAACTTAGGGAAGATGATGTCAAGGACTATGGATTTGGATCTGCCTACAAAGGCCAGCACAATATCTGGACATTTAAGTTTAGCATAGAGTATGCTGACGGATACAAAGATGCAGAAGGAAACAATGCAGGTCTGTTAATTGAAGATTTAAACTTCATTCCAATGATTGTAGACTTGAACGAAACAGCAGACTTGGAACGTGCTCTGCTGGATACTAAATCTCCACAGCACAAGAACACAGTAATTTTTGCGTCGGACGACGAATAAATATAGTATGAACGTCACAGAATTAACTGGTATTCCTAGTCCCGACTTTAGCATTAGTAATGCTGTGGTCTTCCACGACATACTGAACCCTAAATTGTTCACTGAGTCGGGTATGATGCACGGGGAAGTACGCAGAGCGTTGATTGATATTGCTCGCCACTTTAAAGATTTCATAGGAGTTGAGTTAGACGTTAAAGATATCACAGTCAGCGGCAGTAACGCGGCATTCAGTTATACTCCACAGAGTGACTTGGATCTGCACATTGTTGTTGCTGTACCAGACAAGCCAGAATTCCGCGAACTGCTGGATGCCAAGAAAAATGTATATAATGCTAGACATGACATCAAAGTGCGAGGTATAGACGTAGAGCTATATGCCCAGGACGTAAACCAAGAGCACCACAGTTTGGGAATTTACAGCGTGTTAAGGAGTCGTTGGATTGAAAAACCCACACGACAAGATGTAGATATTAACACACAGGATGTTAAGGATAAGTACAAGAACTACAGAGATAGAATTATTGTAGTGTTAGGCGACAATGACATTGCCCTAGCAGAAGATATGTGGAAAGACATAAAACGTATGCGACAGGCAGGTCTAGCCCGTGATGGAGAATTTGGCACAGAGAATTTAGTATTCAAAATGCTACGCAGTCAGGGATGGATCGAAAAACTCAATGATCATATTAACACACTACAAGATCAAGAATTAAGTATAGAGCAGAGACAACTATGAAAATATCAGACTTATTAGAAGCAGTACCCCCAGCACCAGGTGCCGCGCCCGCTCCAGGAGCCACAGCGCAAGGAGCCACACTGGATCCTAATAATCAAATGGTTGCTCAGGATCCTGCCGCACAGCAAAAACAAATGCAGTTACAGATAGCACAGCATCAAAAAGAAGTGCAAGACAAGAAAAAAGAAATTACTGATCAAATCGCTGATTTAACAAAACAGATAACTGACCTTAAAAAGCAGATGGCTGAATTAAAATGAAAATTAACGAATTTGTAAGAAAAATAGATGTATGGACCAGCAAGGAGGAACAAGAACTTCTTGAAACTATCACTGAGCCCAGCATCTTAGCAGGATTTAATGAAAGAGAGCAATCCATAATCGAAAGTCTTATACGTAAGAGTCTGTTAATTAAAGTACAAGGTAAACATTCTTCTTACGTATATCCAAATGTTTGATATTAAACAAGCCGCCGCAGATTTAGATTCCATGCTCTATGACATAGTTGTCAAGCAGGGCATCTTTGTAGCAGTAAACAAACGTCAGATACGATACAAGAAGTATATCATTGTAAAAGGTACAGACGATAATTGGAACGTAATTTTAGCAGACAAACGCAAAATTCACGTGGCCACAGTATTTTTAAAAGTAAGTGCTTTTGCTATATGCAAAATGCACGAAAAAGGCAAAAAACACAGCATCGATGATATTAAAAACAACGATGAGATTTTTAGAAAGAACTATATAGATTCACAGTTTTACAGAAAAACAGCCCAGAACGCAAAGGACCCTGTGACTAGGGAAAGTGCTTACTGGAGATTTGAGTTAGTCAAGGATTATGCTAAGACAGCCAAGGCTCGAATCGACAACCTGTTCTACTCGTCGATTGTATAAATAATAAAACAACTTCACAGGAAGATTTTAACCATGCGTATTACAGAACTTAACAAACCATTAACTGCCAAGGCGTTAAACGAAAGCGTAGCCCAGCAATTTGGACAGAAAATTGATTTAGAGAGTTTCACTCTTGAACAGTTAGAAGATGCACGTAACAAGTTACGTACAAAGATTAGTCAGTTTGAAGCCAGCGAGAGCTACAATGCTGTCTACGAAGACGAAACATATTCTAAGAACAAACTGTTCCTAGATGTGTTAAATCGTGCTATCGAAGAGCGTAGCAACGAAATGACTACTGACAGCGGCTATACTGAAATGGAAAGCATGGTATTAGAAAAAGTAGAGCAAGGTGTTATCGCATTTGAAGATCTTCCAGAAGAATTACAGAATAAAGTTAATAAGAACAAAGCCGTAGTACAAGTAGAATCTGTACTACGTGAAGGCGAAGAAGAAAAGGCCGAGTTAATCATGGCCGCTCGTGACATGGTTGACCGCGTTACAGGCTGGATGGAAGACACAGCAAATATGCAGGCCGAATCAATGTTAGAATTAATTGACTCTATAAGAGACGAAATGGGCAGTGATACATCAATGGAGTTCGAGGGAGTTGTTAAACCAGCCCTTGCAACTATCTACACAGCATTAGAAAGTTCACGTCAGCAACTAACACAAGCAGTTGCTATCTTAACAGGCGAAGGTGAAGGAGCCGCTCCAACAATGGGCGCAGAGCCAGCACCAGAAGCAGGCGCAGAAGAACCAGAAGCAGGTGCTGAATCAGGCACAGTAGTTGGCGGTGAAGAAGAAGCAGGAGCGGCTGCTCCAGCGGCAGGTGGCGAAGAGCCCGCAGGTCGTGCTACTCGTGAATCAATCGAGTTTAGCCGTAAACTAGCAAGTTTACTAGCACCAAAAAAAAAGTAATTGAGGCAACCGATCCAAACCTAATCCTAATTCTTAGGAGTTTGATCGGTAAAGCCGATAGCAAAAACATTCCAGGCAATTTTAGATGGGACGAAATTAATCGTTTCATGACAAACATTGGCCAAGAAGAATTCGACTACGACACATTTAAATTAACCTTCGATGCAGATCCTAATCTACAAAAATTAGTAGCACGATTTGATCAAAACGGCATTGAACTAAAGACTAAAAATCAAACACCACCACAAGGTCCAGTAGACGGCGACACAGGCAGTGACGCTGTTGCACAAATGGCAAAACACGCAACAAATACAGCAATGGCCTCTTGACAGGCTGTAAACATAATGTTATAATTGCGTCATGACTACGACATTATTACAGCCAAAATATACCTACACTAAACTTAATAGAGATGAATCCACTGGCAAGCGTTTATATGCTTGCCCAGATGGGTTTAAAGTTCCCAGTGTAACAACAATCCTAGATAAAACTAAACCAGCAGAAGCCCGTGAAGCACTGGCTAATTGGAAAAAGGCTGTTGGCGAACAAAAAGCACAACAGATTACCACCGAAGCCGCCAGTCGCGGAACTAGGATGCACACATACCTAGAAAACTACATTAAAGGTGAGCCACTAAAAGAAAGTGTGAGTAACCCTTATGCACAACAAAGCCTGGACATGGCTAAGATTGTTATTGCACAAGGATTCCCTAAAATTAAGGAAGTATGGGGCAGTGAAGTTCCTTTGTATTTCCCAGAATTATATGCAGGAACCACAGACTGTGTAGGCATACACGAAGGCGACGAAAGTATCCTAGACTTTAAGCAGACTAACAAACCCAAGAAACTTGAGTGGATCGAGGATTACTTTTTACAGTTAACAGCCTACGCTCTAGCACACAACGAAATACACGGCACTAATATACGCAAGGGTGTTATTTTAATGTGTAGCAAAGACTACGAATATCAAGAGTTTATATTAGAACCTTCAGATTTTGACTACTGGACAAATCGCTGGTGTGACAGGGTGGCACAATATTATAGACTACCCTAAACACATAAATACAGTCATAACGGAGTGTAGATTATGGCTGTAGTGCAAATATCAAAAATTCAGCATCGAAGAGGACGTAAAAATTCAGGTACTAGTTTACCGCAGTTAGCCAGCGGAGAAATTGGTTGGGCAATTGACACGCAAGAATTGTTCATAGGTAATGGTAGTGTTAGTGAAGGTGCTCCGTATGTGGGCAACACTAAAATTATTACAGAACACGACAACATTCTTGACCTAGCATTACAATATCAGTACAAGAGAAATGATGCCACAATCCAAACAGGTCCAAGCGCCGCGCAACCGATACAACGTACTGTTCAAGAACGTCTTGATGATGTAGTTTCTGTTAGAGCATTTGGTGCTGTGGGAAATGGTACTACAGACGATACATTAGCCATTCAACGTGCTATTGATCAATTATATCTAAACGATGCTACCAAAGGATCTACAGCCAGCAGAATTAAATTAGTGTTTGAAGCAGGTATCTATAAAATTACTTCTCCACTACGTATTCCTCCTTATGCAAACTTACAAGGTGCTGGCAAAGATAAAACAGTGATTCGCCAGACAGGTGCATTTGCAGTAGCATATACAGTTGGTAGCGACAGTACTCCAGGTGTCTATACAGACACATCTACTATGACCAGTTTAAATCAACCACAGTTAATAGGCATGTCCGACATGACCTTAGAAAATACTGTGGCAAATAAGCCTGGCTTAGAATTAATAGCCGCTAAAAATTCTACATTTAGTAATCTAAAGATTAAAGGTGTATGGGCATACCCAAGTACAGCCTTAAATGCAGACAGCGTTGGATTAAGATTAGTGGCAAAATCAGCCAGCGTATCTTGTACTGGTAATTTGTTTGACAATGTTGACATTACAAACTTTGCTTATGGTATCGACAGTACATACGACATCGAATCTAATCATTTTACCAACAGTACATTCTATGAACTACGTAGAGGAATTAGATTTGGCCACAACGTAGATTCATTAGCCAGTGGACGTCAGTATGGTCCGCACGAAAACAAAGTTACACATTCACGTTTTTCTAGAATTACAGAAACTGGATACGAAATTATTGCAGGTACAGGCAACGTATCTGAAAGCAATACCTATGTACAAGTTGGTAATGACGGCGGTACTGAAGAAACTGCAACCTATGAAGTAGTTAATTTTGTTTCAGGCGGTAACGTTTCTACTAACGATTACTTTGAAAGAAGTATCGAATTAACTTCTAATCCAACATACTTGAATTCTATTCCTTATATTCCAGAAGTAAAAGGCATAGTAAAATCGGAACACAAATACAACAACGAAATTTATATCGACTCGGGTGCAACTGGTAGTCCGTTTATTAAACTGCCTGCTAATACCAGCACTTCTCACATCATTCATTATTTCTATACAAGCCCTGCACAGGCCGTTACAAGACAAGGAACTATTTTTGTTAATGTAGATAGAGAAAATGATCTAGTACACCTTACAGACGACTGTAGTACCATTGGTAATTCTTCAAACATTGAAGACCTAAGTTTTTCAGCAACTTTAGAAAACGCAGGAACATTTACCAATGATCCAACTGTGTTTGTTAGATATACAAATACAGCAGTCTCTGAGGATGGTTATATTAACTATTGGTACGAAACAATTAGTTAATACATGGTTCTCAAACGATTCGAAGATCGCCTAGCCGCCTGGAGAGGTCTCAGAGACCAATTAACCTCTGACACTGATCCAATTCAAACAGCCATAGACTTTTGGAACACAATTCCAAAATCTGTGCGTAACATCGATCCTTATGACCAAACAACATGGCCAGATCCATGGGAGATGATTGAGGAGAATGTCTATTGCGAGTACACCGCAACACTGGCAATTGGATATACATTAATGCTAACTGAAAAATTTAAAGATTGGCATTATGAGATTCAAGTTGGCCTTGACAAAGAACAGTCCAAGTTATATTATATGTTAATTGCGGGCGACCGTGTAATAGGACTAGACCAAGAAAAAAGTGTGCATATTAAAGACATTCCAAAGAACATACATATAGAAAAAACTCATGTATTGTCCGAACAGTTTTGAACAGTACTAAATATCATACTTTGCAATCGAGGCGTAAATGACAAATATAACAGTAATAAAAAGAAACGGTAACAGAGAGAAATTAACGATTGAAAAGTGGCAGGCACAGGTAGCGAAAGTATGTGCTGGTATTGCAGACGTAAGTCAGTCGATGATTGAAATTAAAGCACAGCCTCATTTCTATGATGGCATTACTACTCAAGAAATCGATGAAATTACACTACGAGCGATTGTAGATTTAATTGACGTTGAACATAATCCAGATGTAGGTCATGTAAATTATCAATATGTAGCAGGCAAGCAACGCTTGAGTATGCTACGTAAGGATGTATATGGCGAATACGAGCCTCCTCGCCTCTACGAGATCGTAAAGAAAAATATTGAAGTCGGACTATACACACCAGAACTAATGAATTGGTATAGCGAAGATGATTGGAATAGAATGGATGATATGTTAGACCATTCTAAAGATGAAGAGTATAGTTATGCGGCTATTGAGCAGTTAATAGAGAAGTATTTGGTACGCAATCGTGCGACAAAGGAAATTTATGAAACTCCACAGGTTAGATATATGGTGGCCGCGGCTACAGTCTTCCATAAGGAAGAACCGAATAGTGCAAGAATGCGTTACATTAAAGAATACTATGCGGCAGCATCCGATGGTTTGTTTACTCTTGCTACACCTGTGTTGGCAGGGCTTGGCACTCCAACTAAGCAGTTTTCTAGTTGTGTTCTTATCCGCAGTGACGACGATCTGGATAGCATATTTGCTTCTGGAGAGATGATGGCTAAGTACGCCAGTAAGAGAGCGGGGATTGGATTGGAAATCGGTCGACTACGCCCATTGGGCTCCCCGATCCGTGGTGGAGAAATCATGCACACTGGCATGATCCCCTTCTTGAAGAAGTGGTTCGGTGATTTAAGGAGTTGCAGTCAAGGAGGCATTCGTAATGCAAGTGCTACTGTGTTTTATCCTATTTGGCATCATCAGTTCGATGATCTTATTGTTCTCAAGAATAATCAAGGAACTGAGGAGACAAGAGTCCGCCACATGGACTACGGAGTCGTCCTCTCAGCGTTCTTTTGGCGCCGATTCAAGAACAAAGAAAACATAACATTCTTTGATCCTAATGAAGTACCAGATTTGTACGAAGCATTTTATCAGGATACTAAACTATTTGAAGAATTATATGTCAAATATGAAAAGCAAAAAGATCTTCGCAAGAAAGTAATTTCAGCAGAAGAAGTTTTTAAAGGCGGTATTCTAAAAGAACGTACAGACACAGGACGTATCTATCTTGTGTTTGTAGACAACGTAATGAACCAAGGTCCATTTGATCCTGAGTATCATACAATCTATCAAAGTAATTTGTGCTGTGAAATACTATTACCTACTAAGCCATTTAAGCGTCTCGATGACGATGCTGGTCGTATCGCTCTCTGTACTCTGGGCTCCATTAATTGGGGAGCATTCCGCAATCCTGAGGATATGCGTAGAGCTTGCCGCATCCTTCAGCGTAGTCTATGCAACATACTGGACTACCAAGACTTCCTAAGTATTCAAAGTAAACTAAGCAACGACGAAATCCAACCATTGGGTATTGGCGTTACTAACTTAGCATACTGGCACGCCAAGCGTGGACTCAAGTATGGCGAAAAAGATGCACTACAAGATGTCAAGACATGGATGGAGCATCAAGCCTACTACCTAACAGAAGCCACAGTTGAATTGGCCAAAGAACGTGGACCTTGTCTGCATAGCGCACATACACGATACGGTCAGGGAGAGTTTCCTTGGGAGTTACGTGCTAAAGGTGTTAATGAACTAGCAGACTTTACTCCGGAACTTGATTGGGAAACTTTGCGTGGCGAGATGTTAGAACACGGAGTTAGAAATGCTACACTTATGGCCATTGCCCCTGTTGAAAGTTCTAGTGTTGTCATTAACAGCACTAATGGCATTGAAATGCCTATGTCGCTTATTTCAGTTAAGGAAAGCAAAGCAGGTTCCTTTGTACAAGTTGTCCCCGAGTATCATAAACTCAAGAACAAATATCAAATGATGTGGGAACAGAAAGACTGCGATGGTTACTTAAAGACTGCGGCTGTACTTGCGGCCTATGTTGACCAGTCAATTAGTACAAACACATTCTACAATCCAGCACACTTTGCGGATCGTAAAGTGCCAACTACATTGATTGCTAAGAACTTGATGCAGGCACACTACTGGGGACTAAAAACTTTCTATTATAGCCTAATCAACAAGGCAGGTAGTAAAGCCAAAGAAGAAGAACTAGTACAAACTGTAGCACAGAATTATGTAGAAGTAGATTTAGAAGACGATTGTGAGGCATGTAAATTATAATGGACGCTTACGACATACATCAAGAAATATTTAAAGCGTGGCAACAGTTGGCACACAAGGCCGATGCTACGAATATTAAGAAAAACTTTACTGAAGTTCCTGTGTACGTCGATGGCCGTCCAGTTAAACGTGTAACAATCGTAGACGGACAAATAACATTGGAAACAAAATGAGTAAAGCGCAATACAATTTAAACACAAAGACAGACTATCTTAATCGTAAGATGTTCTTGGACCCACAGGGTCCTGTTACTATTCAAAGATTTGAGGAAGTAAAGTATCCTAAAATTCAAAATTTCGAAACTACTGCTCGCGGCTTCTTTTGGGTACCTGAAGAAATTAGTTTAACTAAGGACGCACAGGACTTTAAAGATGCCAGCGATGCCGTAAAACATATCTTTACATCTAACTTGTTGCGTCAAACAGCGTTAGATAGTTTACAAGGCCGTGGCCCAAGTCAAATCTTTACTCCGGTCGTAAGTCTGCCAGAACTAGAAGCACTGGTTTACAACTGGACATTCTTTGAAACAAATATTCATAGTCGTAGTTACAGTCATATCATCCGTAACATCTATAATGTGCCTAAAGAAGTATTCAATACTATCCACGACACTAAAGAGATTGTAGACATGGCTAGTAGTGTAGGCAAGTATTATGACGACCTACACTTAATTAACTGCCGCAAAGAACTAGGCGAAGAAATTTCCGAAGTAGAACACGTCAAGTCAATTTGGTTAGCGTTGAACGCAAGTTATGCCTTAGAAGCATTCCGCTTTATGGTATCGTTTGCTACAAGTCTAGCAATGGTAGAAAATAAAATCTTTATTGGTAATGGCAACATTATCAGTTTAATTCTACAAGATGAATTACTACACAAAGGTTGGACTGCCTATTTGATCAATCAAGTAGTCAAAGAAGATCCACGCTTTGCTCGAATCAAGACAGAGTGTGAAGCAGAAGTCTTGGCGCTATATATGGATGTAATACGTGAAGAAAAAGCATGGGCCGACTACTTGTTCCAAAAAGGACCAGTGATTGGATTAAACGCTAACATTCTTAAAGACTTTGTAGATTACACCGCATATAACGCACTCAAGGAGATTGGCATTAAGTACACTAACCCTGCACCTAAGACAACTCCTATTCCTTGGTTTAACAAGCACAGCGATACTAGTAAAAAACAAACTGCTCTACAAGAGAATGAAAGCACTAACTACGTTATTGGCGTTATGAGCGATGCAATCGATTATGACGCATTACCAAATTTATAAGAGAGAAGTATGATTACAGTATATTCAAAACAAAACTGTCCGTTTTGTGACAGAGCAAAAGCATTGTTAGAAAGCAAAGGTATTCCATTTAAAACAATTATGATGGAAGATGAACCAGATGCACGTGAGTTCCTTATGGATCAAGGCTTGCGTAGTGTTCCACAAATTTTTAAGGATGGCGTTCTCCTTCCTGGTGGCTATCAGGGCCTAGCAGGTAAAGACGAAGCATTTTTTGAAACATTAAAGGGATAATATGTTAATTGACAAAGGCGTATCAGTAGGCGAAGTAATTACACTTAAACTAACTTCAGGAGAAGAATTAGTAGCCAAACTTACAGAGGAAACAGCAACTTACTATAAGTTGAGTAAGCCAATGGTTATTGGTATGGGTGCAAAAGGACCAGGACTTATGCCGTATTTGTTTACAGTAAGTCCCGACAAAGAAGTTAAACTACTTAAGACTACTGTAACTGTAGCAGAAGCAACAGACAAACAGTTTGCAGATCAGTTCATTCAAACAACAACTGGGATCACGTTAGCGTCTTAATTACGCTGAAAACGGTTGATCTAAACTACTAGGCAAGGCCGCTTCAGGCTTTGCCTTTATCAAATCCGCATACGTTTTAAAATATTTTGCTTCCTCTTCATCGGATAATACAGCCGATGTTTTAATAGCAGTTTCAATACTCAACGGTGCTTCGCCGTATGTTTTATTTTCGTCAAATAACTTTTTAAGCAATTGCCACTGACGTGCTCTCTCATTAGTTTGAGCTTGAGTACGACTAGCACCTTTCCAAAAAACAGAATATTCTTGGAAGTTTGCGTTAAGTTTATCACGCTTATCTGAGTAATACGTTTCTTCGGCTGTTCTAGTAGCAGGATCTGGTTTGTCTTTTACTACTTGTCTTCCTTTATCTCGTATAGCAACATATCCAGGGTACCAAGCATTAAGATTTTTTTCAAAATTATCTTTGGCAGTAATAGTCTCGAAGTAAGTCCTAATTTGTCTCCATTTTATTGCATAGGCTTCAACAAATGCCTCTGAAATTTTTTCATTAGGATCTTTGCCAAAGATTCCTGTTTTAGGTGTAGTTGTAGTAGTAGTTTCAGGTTCTTTAATTTTTGTTTCTTTAATCTCAGACTCTGGAGACTTAGGCGGTTGTGCTGGATTGCTGGCAGCGGCCTGTGCAACAACTTTATTAATTTGTGCGGCACTAACTTGACTAGCATCAATCGTAGCGGCCCTGGCCGTGGCCATAATGCCACCTGCAGGTTGAGCCAATTGATTAGCAAATGCAAATGCCTTTAAATCTGCAACACCTGCACTAACAGCCGTATTGGCTTTAGTTTCGATTGCACCAAATGCCGCAGTAAGACCAGCACCCGCAGTAGTCATAGCAGTTTTTAAATTTGCTAGACTACTTAACTTACTGGCATTATCAGGATTAGCGGCAAATGTAGTATATGCCGGATTAGTAATAGGAGGACCACTGGGATTCTGTGGATCCGGGATAGTCTGCGGAGGTACACTATTAGCAAACGAAGTAATTGATGCGCCTGCGCCGGTGGCAAGACTTGATACTTTATCTAAACCTGCCTTAGCAAAATTAGATGCGGTGTTTAATGCCGCAGGAAGTTTTGCACCAAAGTCTGCTCCTGCCTGTGCTACAGTTTTACTAACAGCCTCTGCCTGTGCTTTTAGAGCGGCAGGTCCATCTTGAAATATAGCCAATGCACCGCTGGCGGCTTTTAGTTGTTCTTCAGTTGGTGGTGCACCGGCTGCTAATGCTTTCTTAGTTGTTAGATCCATATTAGCCTGTGCTACTGCCATTAATTTAGGAAGTTGCGCCTGCGCCGCGGCCATCTTTGCGGCTACTGCGGCCTGTGCAGAAGCAAGTCCTTCGCTGACATCAGAAGGCAATGATCCAGCAACGTCGCCGATTTTATTAATCGAAGCGGTAATACTTTTATTAATAGATCCATTTTTAATAGCATCTATAGTAGCATTTAAACTAGGACCATTAGAATCTGCCGGGGGAGTAAATGTGCCTGCATCTGCAGGAGGCTTAGGAAATGAACTGGCTATCTTCTTTGCCGCATCATTAACTATACTAGCCGCAGATTTGATTAATGTACCGGTTTGTTGACCAAATCCATTAGTAGCAAAATCAAACCCATCTGGTGGGCTAGGTAAATTTAGTAAAGGCATTGTTACGCTCCGTCATTAAACACATTAGAACTTCCGGTGATAGTTGTATATGTATCTCCGCCTTGTCCAAGGCCTGTATCTCCAATACGATGCACAGGCAAGTTTTCTGCAAACACAGTAGCAGATCCAGTAAGTGTTTGGCTAGTATGTCCGCAGGATTGTTCGCCAGGATCTCTAGTGGCTACTAGTTGTGCTAGGTTGTTTGTAAACACAGTACTGCATCCGGCAATGTGTGTGGTAGTATAATCTACCGGTGGGCTAGGGGAGTGCAAAGGACATTTTCCTTCTCCCAAATCTGTTAATCTTGCTAGTGCTGGCATATTCATATTTATCGGTTGACAACTACCAAAAATAATACTAAACTACGATAATTGTGCGATAAATATTACTACAACGGAGACACGACATGATTACAATAACAGAAACCGCTGAAAAAGAAATTCAAATGGTGCTGGATGAAAGCAAAGAAAAATACCTTAGAATTGCAATAGAAGGTGGAGGATGTTCGGGATTTAATTACGTGTTCGATTTTGCAAAAAACAAAGAAGAAGACGACTTTGAATTTGGTAGAATATTAATAGATTCAATGAGCATGAACTATTTGCAAGGAGCCAAAGTCGACTTTATCGATGACTTAATGGGCTCTAGTTTTAATATTGAAAATCCAAATGCACAAACAACTTGTGGATGTGGAAGTTCGTTTTCAGTTTAAGGAGATTAAATGGCTTATTCCGATAGAGTTATAGATCACTA